TAATTTTACACTCTTGAATACAAGGTGAGCTCACTTGTTCTTTATCGTCAGCTAACCTAACTTTCCACCAGTCATTAGATCTCACAACCACCCGCCGTACAAGCTAAGGTCTGTGAACCTTCTGTTGTGTCTTCAAACTCATACTCTGAAAGTTTATCAAAGTCTACCTTTGGCATAGCAGCTACAGCAGCAAAGTATTCTACTTTAGTACAGGGCTGGTAAGGTGCTTGTGCGTAGGTATGTTCAGAGTAAGGTAAGAAACTTACACCAGTGATATAATCGAAGTTTTCATAAACCCAAGCACCAACTTCCATCCACTCGTTTTCCTTAACATAAACAGTAACAGACACTGAGTGTTCTGACCAATGCTTTTGAAAGATCTTCCAGTTTTCAAGTTGTTCAATGGCTGTTTGTTCATTAGCTAAAGTAGCACCTTCAGGTGACTTGATTGGAAAAGAAAAGATAGTTGTCTTATTAGGGTTCATAGCGTCTGGTTCGTTAGGTACTCCTTGATCCTTTAACAAGTCTGTTAGGGGGTCATTGTTGGCTTGCCGAACAGTTCGAATGTAATAGGGGCTAAAACGCCCATGAATACCAGAGCTACTATCAACCAACTGACTGACTGTGCCAGAAGGCTTAATTGTAGTGATAGCGGCAGCGGGGTTAATTCCGAGTTTCTGGGAGTATTCGATATTAATTTGATGGGCGGCATCTCGTAGTCTTTCTAACATTTTTGGATCAGGGTTGCGTAAAATTTTACAGTCTTGTATGCCTGTTAAAGATACACCCAATAGGCGCTCATCTTCACAATTCTTTTGCCATACTTTACGGACATACTTAAAGTCTGTAAGAGAAGCCTGAAGTGTACCAAGGATAGTGGCTAGTTTAATCTTACGAGCCAAGTCAGCTTCTGTATCCTCGACACGACAGACAACCTCTGACAAGTTACACAGCTGTCCAGAGCGCAGTTGGATCTCTGCGCAAGGGTTAGTACCTACAATAAGGTCTCGATCACGGCGTTCTGGAGCCAAGGCTCTAGCACCATAACGAGAGTAAATACCACGCTCACCAGAGCCTGACTTCATTAGTGATACCCACTCATCCATAAATACAGCCATAGAGGGTTTCTGGTCATAAGCTGCAGAGTTGTTAGCCAAGGCCCGTTGTGTAGCAGTTTCCCACCAACGACCGGACTTACAATCTCGTACTTCAGGATCACCAAGGTCTGATACTGAGATAAGTGCAGAGCGGCGTACACCACCAACTACAACTACTTCAGCAATCTTACAGACAATATCGTGTACTTCTAGTGGTGTAAGTTTACGACCAGCAGCCTTTTTAAACACTTTAGTAACAAAGGCAAACAGGTCTTTAAGTGGTTCTGGGCCGGAGGCACGACCCCCCATGGTCTTTAGTCTTGCACCTTCTGGACGAATTTTAGAGTAGTCCCACTGGTGTTCATTGCCAAGATACAAGTCAGCAATTAGTTTACGGAGGCCTTTAGCCCAGCCTTCGGCACTATCTTCAATAGAGATAGTACGTTCTGTTTCAATGAAATTGTCATTAATAATTGGTAGCTTGTTTACAGAAGCAGCTTCGGCGGAGAAACCAACGCCAGTACCTGACATCAAGATATAGAGGATCTCGTCAAATACCCGTGGATGGTCTACTGCGGTAAAGCTACAGTTATAGCCTCGAAAATGATTCTTTGATAGCGCATCGCCAGCAGACCACATAGACCGCATTGATGGCATTACTTCACGATTATAGACAGCATCGTGAAGCATTTGGTATTCTTCATCAGTAATAACATTATTACTAACTTCGTTTTTCCAAAAACTTACAAGTCTATCTACTGTTTCGTCCCACGTTTCACGACGACCTTTGTCATCTAGAAAACGTGAGTAACGGCTCATATGGATAAATTGTTCGTAAGGTTGCATTAAGGTATTCCTTTATTTTTGTTTATTAAGTTCTTCGTTTAACTCTTTGATCATTTTCTTTTTAGAAAAACGTTTATCTAAGTCAATACCATAAGTATTAATTGAATACTCATCTAATTCATCTTTATTCATAGCTTCAAGGTCTTCTTGAATCATTTCCTCAATAACTAGTTCAACTTCCTCTTCTACAACCATAGGCTCAATAGGAGTGTTACTCCAAAGAGACTTTAGTTTGCTAATTTCATTACTTGTAAATTTCTTAAGAATATCAGCTTGACCCATAAAGCTATTTAAGTGTTCTTGACTCTTAATTGCTTGTTTTAAGAAGTTTTCATAGTAGTGTTGTAGCTTATCTGACATTAGTGTAGCTCCCTTTTATTTCCGTTTAAATTATTGAAGAAGCTATCAGCATAGAAATATATTACATCCTGCTCTGCCTCTTCCATTTCATTTATTTCCTCTACTAGCCCTTGTAAGTATTCTTGTACAAAGGGGTTCATATCAGATATGTCATCATCTTTATCAAGTAATTGATAAACAATAGACATCAATACTAAATTTTGTTCTTTCTCTAGTATCATACTCTCATAACACCCTCTGATAGATTTTCAAACTCATCTGAACCCTTCTTAAGTCTACCTGTGTCAAAATTATAAAATAGACTTCCAGATGGTCCAGTTAAACCTGTATAGCGACACTTGAGAACTTTGGTTTTAATCGTATTTCTTTCCTCTTCAGTACTAGCACCTACATTTCTAGCAAAGGCAATGATATCCATCGAGATCTGTTTAATAGAGCCAGAACCTCGAATATCATCCATTGATGGTAGCTTGCCTTCTTCAAAGCTTTTGCCTTTATTATCTGTTTTTCTTAGGTGGCTAATAAGACCAATCCATACTTCATACTTCTTTACTAATCTCAGAAGATCATTCATAATTTTATCGATAGCCTCATTACCAGTAAGTCCTTCAGCACCTTCAGATGCGAGGATGGTAATGTGGTCAACGAATAAATACTTACAACCACTGAGGCACATATATTCGAGAAAGCCCATAATGGAACCATCAGAGATACTACCTTGGTGGTCAAGAACCATGACACGGTCATCCCCAAACACAGCATCAAAACCGACTTTAAGATCTTCAATTGATATTTCCTCTTTTGCTGAGTTTCTATTAATAGCCATACCCGCCATTTTACGGGCAGTTTCTGCTGGTGACTCTTCTAAAGAAATTATGCCTATCTTGTCTTTAGTGGACTCTAAAAGATGCACACCAATTTCTCTTAAAAGAGTTGATTTACCGCTACCAGTACCAGAAGTCCACAAGGTAATTTCTCCGAACCGCATACCTTTTAATTTATCATTTAACCCGTCCATAAAGGGCGGGTAAGGTACTGATTCAAGCTCGTTATATTTTTCTAGTTGTTCCCATAGTTCATTTTTGGTTAAGATACCCGCAGGAGTATAGTCTACTGCATCATAGATTGTCTTTAATACTTGATCAGGGTCTTTAATCCAAAGATCTGAGGCATCTTTTTCACTAGACTTAGCAACCTTAACCTTATCATAACCGATAATACGAGCAGCCTCTTTTACAGCTTCTTTTCCAGCATCATCATTATCGAGCCAAAGGATTACTTCTTCAAAGTTACGAATCCAATCCCTTGCCTCAATTAAGTCTTTAATACTAGAAGCAGACCTAAGTGAAACAACAGGATAGAAGGTCTTATATCTTTTGTACCATGCAGATTGTACTGCCATAGCATCAAGTTCGCCTTCTGTAATTACTAGTCGTTTTCCTCCATTGTACAGGGTTTGTCCAAACAAACCACCTCGAATACTTCCGATGGAGGTAAAGGATTTCGGAAGGGTTCTGACTTTGTATCCTGCGAGTGTATTGCCACTATAATAAGGATAGTAATGAGCATCAATGGTGCCATCAATATCATAAGATACTTTAACACCATAATGCTCAGAGACTTGTTTGTATATACTTCTTTCTTTGAATCCTCTGACGGTATAGTCATCGTGAACTTCTTTCATCTTAGAACTGACCCAAGAGTTATTTACTTCTGTCGGCTCAAAGTCCATAAGTTCCCTTTCTCCCTTGGGTGCAGGGTGGCTCTTTCTGCAACTAAAGCAGAAAGTAGATCCGTCTTCATATATTTGTTTAGGATCAGAGCCACCACAATCATCACAAGGTTGGTTTTTAATCGTTATTTTGCCCATCGTGAGTAATCTCCGCTATAAACTTACTTAGCTCTATAAACAAGAAATAAAACAGTAAAGATAAAACAGGGTCAAAGTTTAAAAAGTTAAAAACATGACCAACTATTGTTACTGCAAGTGTTAAGACTGCAGCAATCCACAAGGCAGGTGCTGCGGGGTGCATTGACATTAGTACCTCTTTCTTAGTTTTTTAATGTAAGCTTTAATCTTTTTAGAAGGCTCTTCACTAGGTACAAATCTAATTGCTGCAATCTGCCGATTATAAAAGCGAGGGGTTTTACCATCCTCTAAGTATTCGGTCATGCAGTCAGATAGCATTTGGAGATAAGCTTCAGAATAATAAAGACCACCTTTGGTTTTAAAAAGGTCTACAATCTCAAATCTAAAGTTTTTCTTTTTATACTTAGTTATATCCTTCTTAAGGGTAACTGAAGAACCTACATAAGTTTTCCAACTCATAGGTTTACCATACATTCTAGACTTTTTCTTTCCACCATGCCATAGTTGTTTTTTACCTATATAGAATTGTTTAGTGGTTAAGTTTTCAATACAGTATACAAAACCAAACCAATCTTCAGGATTCCATTGAGAGTCAAACTCCCAATGACCCATTTCAGTTTCGGATAGCTTTGTCATAAACTTCTCGCTTTATCTTGAAGTGATCTTCAACCCAACGCCAAATGTGAATCAATCGACCATTTGTAATTAAGTAGTTATATCCTTCCTCGCCATAAAATTCATGGTAAGCCTTGCATACTGTGGCGCAATAATCCTTAGAATTTTCTAGCATTTTATCTGCTTTCTTAGGCCCAATTTTAGGGAGTCCCGGTATATTATCTGTAGGATCTCCCATAAGCACTTGCTTCCAGTAAAATTGATTAGCATACTCAGCGTCTATTGTGTATATGTTTCCCTTTCGAGGGTTATAGTGTAAGCCTTCTATACAGTCAAGGTCTTTGTCTACTGAGATAACAATTCGTTCTATATTTTCGGCTGTACATTCATTAGCCCAAACACGGACCATATCATCAGCTTCACAATTATCAGTAAGAACACAACCTTCGTATTGTTCCGCTACGTTAGACTTCAAATCTAAAAACCAGTCTGGACGGTTAGATTTCGACTTGGTTCTATTTCCTTTATAATCAGGAAATAAATCAACCCTAAAGTTGTCAGGGCCACCAAGGGCCATGACATAGTCTGTAGCAAAAACGCTTTCAAGTGTATTAGTAAACAACTCGTCAAACTTTTCTCTTGCTTCTTCTTTGGTTTCCATGTTCCATATACTCATATATAATAGAACATCACCATCAACAATAGCTAACATGAATTTTCCTTTAATTGTTCTTTAACGTCAGGTAATTTTTAGTCTTCATCTTCATCCTCTTGCCATTCTTTCCAGTTCTCATATTCATCCTCAAGCCCCCAATCATCAATTAATTCTTGAGGGAGATTGTCTGCCCAATTCTCATCTTCAAAGTCAAACTCCCAGCTACCATCTCGATCACCTACAAAACACATTCCAGGCTCATAGAAGCTTGCAATAATCTCTAAGGCCATAGTTGATTCTGCTGTATCATAAGCAGTTAGAGGTGGTCCCCAAGCTGTATCAAAACTAAGCTGAAGAGTATCTTCTCCATCCCAGTCACAATAGCATTCATTAACATCCCACTTAGTCCCCCACGTTTCTACTGCCATGCCGTATTCCCAATC